AGTAGTAGTATGCTCCTTGAAAAGCAATCAAAGAAAACACTAATGAGGTAGTATATATTGGTTAATATATTAGTTGAGGTAGTTAATATAAGGGGTAATATATAAGGGTTGTAAGGTTAATGGTTAGTGTGCAAGCAAGAGAGCAAGCAGCAAAGGTAAGAAAATAAAGTAGAGATGAAGCTGGCTGTAAACACAAGATACTCTGGACTTATCAACTTAACCTAAACAGAAACAACTTAAACTATATATCATACAATGAATCTAAATATATAAAAAAATAAGATTGATATAAAAATATAATTATCACTAAACTTAACAATAACATCTATTGTAGTGCAAATGTGACCCTGATTAATACCACCCATAACTCTACCACCCGTATTAGATCTATAGCTGCCCGTAATTGTGTGATTATATACCCAAACCCCCACCCCCCAAATTGAGATGAATGGTAATAAATTCATTACAGCTTCATTGGTTCTTGATTAAAAATCTCTTTCACCTTAGTATCAATTAATGCCTGAGCCATAACCCTCAACTCAGGGTCCATGTCATCACCAAGGTGAAAGTGATTAACAATGTCTTTTCCCCAATGAAGCATATAAAGGAGAATTATTCTCTGGTCCAGTTGTATTCCCATAGATTGCGTTCTCCTCAGGTAAGATTGGTAAAATGCACACTTCTTTTTCAATTTTTCTTCAGCTGTTCCGACAGATTTTGACGCCATAATTGTGTTCCTCATGTCCTGCAAAATCGAGAAAAAAGCACCCAGTTCAGCCATGCCAGCAACATAAAGACAAGTAGGTGGACACCTGTCTGGTGCACATGCAAACACCCAAACTGACTGCGGGGACTCGATCTCTTTAAAAAGTGTTGGATCCCCTTGAGCTGCCATGTCTATAAGGTCAGTTATATCTTGCACCATGGATTCTTCCAGCTGTCTTTGTCTGTTAGTCATGTAAACTAGATTTGATGTTAAAAACCCACTCTCGTCCTCTTCCTCAGCTTTCAATACAGCAATCTCAGATTTTAAAAAGGGGCACTGAGCTTTCAAGAAGGTCTCAATTTTCTCAACCCAATCTTTTACAAAGAATGCAAATCCTATCACTCCCATAACAGGACTGATGATGTTTCTGGCCTTGATTTGCGCAGGATAAAGGCCACAGACAATTGTTCTAAATCGCCCAGGTGTTATTTCCTCTGCTTTCATTGTGGACTGTGCCGTAGGGAGTGAGACATACAGATGTTTTGGTCTTCTTATTCCATTTATGTCATCGAAAGAACTGTCATCCTTGAACCGAATTCTTGTCCCCTTATTCTCTTTAATTGTCTGTCTGCCACGTGTTGACAACATATAAAGTGCTTTTAAGACAATTGGCAGTGTGAAACTCATGATATAGTCCCCAATGGACAACCAATCAGCCGTTTGACCGCTCGGTTCTTCAAGGTCAATAGAATTTACGTCTATGACATTTCCATACCTCAACGTAGATCTCTCCCTAAGGTGGTCATCAGGTTCAACCCCAGTAGGGTCAGAAGGTCTCTCATCCAGCTTCTGCTTGGCCACCAAATCTGCAAGTTGTCGCTTGAACTCTCCAAGTTTATTTTCCAGTGTTGACACAGCCGCCCGTCTGCTTTGTAATGTACTTTTGTTAACCTCATCGGGGTCCACTTCAACTGCTCGTTCTGCATCTTTAAGCTTCTGCCTAGCTATCACAAGTTGTTGTTCGTGCCTTGTGATCTCTTCTTGTATTTCTGTGAGTTGGCTCATAATCGTGGCTGTAGTAGTAGCTTTTCAAGGAGTCTACTACTA